TTCTGCGCTGGCCTTACAGGGGCTACTCATAATATATAATGCTCCAACTGTGTGTAACCACCTATGTGCTTACCATTAACTTTAATCTGCGGTACTGTTTTCTCAGTAGGGAACAGCTCTTTAAATTCTTTAGCCGTAACCTCTGTGCCGATGCCGTAGTAGCTGTAGGGAATCTTTCGAACCCTACAGAATACTACGGCGTCTCTACAATACTTGCAGTTTTTCTGCCCGTATATCTCTACCCTCATGTTAGGTCAACAACCTCGCAACCGTCCGAACTACAAGCCAATGTTTGTGCGCCTGATGTGTTGTCTTCCATCTCGTACTCAGAGAGCTTAGCCCAATCAATCTTCTTGGGCATCTTAGCAGCAGCTTCCTTGTAGGTAGCCTTGTCACAGTCCTGATAGGGAGCTTGTGCATAGGTGTGGTCGCTGTGTGGCAGAAAGGATACACCAGAGCAGATGTCAAAGTTATCGAACACCCAAGCACCTACGTTCATCCACTCCTCGTCTCGCACCGTAATGGTAACGGATGGCTTATGCTCACACCACTCCAATGCGTAGGTCTTCCATAGCTCCAGCTGCTCGATGGCAGTCATGTCGTTACGTGTTACCGCATTGTCAGGTGACTTGGTCGGGAAGCTAAACACCGTGGTGCTGTCAGGCTTCATAACACAAGGCTCAGCTGGGATGCCTGCGTCTGTAAGGAACTGTGTTAGCGGGTCTTTGTTATCACCCCGTACAGTTCGGATATAATATTCGCTATGACGTGCATGAATGCCAGAAGCGCTATCAACAAGCTGCGACACAGTACCTGAAGGCTTAACACAAGTGATGGCCGCAGATGCACTAATTCCAAACTGCTCAGCATAATCCCTGTTTGTTTGTACAGCAGTGTCACGAAGCTTGTTAAGTACTTTCTTAGATGGGTTGCTAGTAATTTCATTGTCCATAATACCTGTCAGGCTTACACCCAACAGCCTTTCTTCTTCTGTGTTCTTACGCCAGATAGGACGAAGATACGGCATATCTGTAAACGTAGATTGAATTGTTCCAAGTATAGAGGCAAGACGTACTTTGTTTGCCAGTGTTTTCTCAGTGTCGGTTGGCCGCACCACAACCTCAGTCAGGTTGCAGAACTGATAAGGCCGCAGGATAATCTCACTGCACGGGTTAGTCCCCCACTCCTTGCCTGTTTCACGGCGACCATTGCGCTTGACGTGTTCGTCTGCAGCGATTCGGCTAAAGATACCACGCTCACCAGACTTGGACTCGACCAAGGACAACCACTCACGCATGAATGTTTCCATATCAGGCTTGTCGGTGTAGGCTACAGAGTTATTAGCCAAGGCACGCTGCCCTTCGTTTTCCCACCATTGACCAGACTTAGCGTGACGCATACGGTCATCCGACAGGTTAGACAAACTAATCATAGCGGAGCGGCGTACACCACCTACTACAACTACCTCGCCAATCTTACACATGATGTCGTGGCACTCAACGCTGTTAAGCTTACGCCCTGCTGCGCCTTTGAACTTGGCTACAACAAAGTTGAACAGGTCGTTCAGGGGGTCAGGCCCAGAGGCACGGCCACCAAATGTCTTGAGGCGTTCACCTGCTGCACGAATCTTGGACAAGTCCCACTTAGGCACGTCCCCTGTGTACAGGCCGCTGACTACTTTGCGTAGTGCCTTAGCCCAGCCTTCCTTGCTGTCTTGCACAACGATAAGGTCTTCGCTATCTCTAATGTCTTCTGGTACTACAGGGAGCTTGCTGATGGCCTGACGCTCAACAGAGAAGCCTACACCTGTACCACACAGCAAGATAAACATGGCCTCGTCAAAGGCACGAGGGTGGTCAACAGGCAGGTAACTACAGTTGTATACACATGTGTTGTCACGCTCAGCAGCTGGGCCTGCAGTCATCAAGGCTCGCATAGAAGGCATGACCTCTAGGTTAAGGATGGCATCCTCAAGCTCGTTAAGCGTCTTGCCCTCTAGGTCTGATGGACGTACGATGTTGTCAATGAAACGGCCTACGGTTTCACCCCAGGTTTCCCTGCGTCCCTCGTCATCTAGCCAACGGGCATATCGTGACGTTGCAATGAATGTCTGGTAGTCCGATGGTAGGTAATTAGTCAATGTATTTTGGTTCGTCATTTGTGCGAAGCTCCTCTCCTGTTAGCTCTTTCCAGCTGTATTTAAAATCATATCGTGCAGCCTCTTGGCTTATTAAGTCTGCAATGTATCTCGTCTCTGCTTGCGATGTCTTGTCCAGCCTCTGGTTAACGACACGAGAGAAGGCGTACAGTGAGCCAGACCAGTACCATTCTGTGTACATGTTCTGTGGCAGCACCATACGTGCCATCTCTGGGGCAATGCCCACACTTAGCATACGTTCATACTCTGCAATGGCAGAGCGTGTGTATGAGCCAATGTGATAGTCTATAGTTTCATCTGAGCTACCCTGCTTCACGTTGTCTGCCTTAGTCCGCCACGCCTTTGGTGTGAAGAACTTGGGTGTAGCGTCCACATAGCGGCGGCTGACTTCATTCCAAGCCAAGCCCACTTGGTGTTTCACTAGCTGTCGTGCGACAAAGAGGGGAGCCTCAATACGAAACTGTAAGAAGCAGTGTGAGAACGGCGACCAGTGCTTGTGTTTAGCTAGGTACTTGATAAGACGTTGGTCTTCTTGGGACAAGTCCTGATGGTTTCCGTTCTGTACTCGTTGTGATTCCTTGTTAAAAGAAACACGGGCAGCGTTGACAACTGTCAGGTCGCTACCCATATGGTCAATTAATTTTACTTGCATAGTCGAAGACTCCAATTATACTACATAGTTTCCAGTGAGGCAATGAGCTTATTCAAATACCATTGCGCTTTTTTCAAATCCTCCACAGGCTTGCCCTTGTAGTTGTAACGCCACATGTATTTCATTGCGTTACCCTTGCAGTAGCCTTGGAACTCCTCGTCAGACATGCTTGCCTCAATGGCGTCAATTGCTTCAACGCCCTTGCTGTTGTAGTGTGACGGGCTGTTTACTGGGTCGTCTGGTACCTGTGTGTAACCAAACTTAGTGTCCAAGGATTGCGTTAATTCTTTTTCTGACATAGTCAATCTCTCCTGTTTGCAAAACTTTGTAAGCAAAGTCTCTCATATAATCGGCGTCTACTCCTGCATTGATACACACTTCTTCAAAGTCTTGTGCTGTTGTGCCTACTGATGCGAAGAACCAAGCCGATGCTCTGTCCCTGTCTATTCTTGCAGTGGCTGGCTCACCTTCGTAAGCTGGCTTAGCTGCATCGAGTAACGCTTGAAGAATAACACACAAGAACAATGTACGTTCTGGTGAGGATTCGTCTGGGCGAAACTCGTCCAAGTGAATTGTTATCTTACTACCTTGCATCCTGTTTGTCAAGCCACGATTGCGGAATGCCCTCTTTTAATTTGCAGTACATGTAACCGTGCTTGTCACACCAATCTGCATAGGTCATCTTGCCGCCCTTGTATAACTTGCGGGTAGGATTATCAAAGACAAATCGGATGTCAAGGTCAGGGTGCTGCGACTTAACGAACAGGTGTTTCTTCCTGTCCTCAATCATAAAGCGTCCCTTCACCTCAAGGATAACTCCGTTGGGCAAGAAGAAGTCTGGGATGTAGTTCTTATCCTCACGCCATTCATAGGCCAGCTTCTCTTGCTCATACACAAACTTAATCTTTTGCTTGTGTAGCTGCTGTGCAGCCTCATACTCAGAGTTTGATTTGTATTCGTGGTCGTACTTCTTTCTTTTGAATCTCATTACACCTGTACTTCCTCAACGTCTGGGGTCTTTGCCACAGTTGCGAGGTAACGTACTCCGTTAGAATATTTGAATGCTCTCAGACCCTGGCCACCATTGGCATCAGCCCAGCATTTCTTTTTAAATGAGCAGAAGACACAGCCAATAGCAAGCTTACGATTGCCTGACTTGCCATCTGCTATGGTATCATAACAACGAGCAGGCGCTGCGTCCTTAGTCACCATGTCCTTCAGATAACTTACTCGTGAGGGTGCATCAATCATTTCCATGTCATGTACTGGTAAGATGCAAAGCTCACTGCTGTTCTTGTCGATTGCAAAGAAGGCTGCTTCTTTACGATTGTTCTTCGTGGCATAGGCACTAATCTGTGCAATGTAACCGAAGGGGTCGTCGTCTGTAAGCCGTGCCTCTTTAAACTTCTTGAATGCGAATGAGGAAGCAGACTTAATATCCACAAGCACATCGTCAATCACGCAGTCTTGGTGGCCTAGTACGCCCTCTACCATTACCTCGTCCTGTGCTTCTGTTACTGTGTGGCCTGCTGCCTTAGTCAAACAAATCAGGAGAGCCTCAAGGACATGTCCCATAAGGAACTTAATCTTAGTCTGCCCGTTGATAGACTCTCCTTCTTCGCCCTGTACTCCGTACCAAATCTGACGGTCTGGCTTACCGATTGAAGACAAGCGTAGGTTTGATGCACCTTTACGCTGACCTTCACGGAGTATGGTTTCGACTGCCTCTCGCACAAGGCCGCCGACTTCTTCTAATGCCTCTGCAACGTGAGGCAGTGTGACATCGACACCCTGTTCGAGCGTCTCGTAGATGTCTGGAATCAGTGTGTCTAATGTCTTTGTCATGTGTTACTCCTTAAGTTTTGTTAGTAGTTCGGCCTGTAGTTCCGCATACTTTCTAAATGAGCGCAGCTCGAAGTAGGTAAACGCAACAAAGACTGAGATTAATATAAAGTGTAGTGTGAGTAGTGTGTCTGTTAGTTCTTCAATCATTAACTATCCTTAAGTT